TGGTGCCCGCGTCGGTGCAGGGCGCAAACCCAAGGCTCTCTCAGAGAAAATCCACGAAGGCAGAGCTGCCAGCGTGGTGCAACAGCCTGAGGCTGCCGAGCTCGAAGGCGCGGAAATGCCACCGGTAAAGTATTACATGACAGTCACTCAGAAGAGTGGCATTGAACTCGATGCTGAAGAGGTCTTCCAGGAGACATGGGATTGGCTCAAAACCATGCGCTGTGAAAAATTAGTCAGTAGCCAGATCATCCACCAATATGCGATGGCAGTGGCGCGCTGGATCCAGTGCGAGATGGCCGTCAGCGAGTATGGCTTTCTTGCAAAGCACCCGACCACCGGTGCGGCGATCGCTTCTCCGTATGTGGCGATGAGCCGTGAGTACACGAAACAGGTCAACCAGATCTGGTATCAGATCTTCCAGATCGTGAAGGAGAACAATGCCACTTCATACCAAGGAGCGAACCCTCAGGATGACCTGATGGAACGACTGCTCACTTCCAGGCGAAACCGCTAGGAAATCAAACAATCAAAGGAATTCAAACATGAAGAACTACCTCACATCCGAGAGTGTCTGCTGCGGACATCCCGACAAGCTGTGCGACTACATCGCCGACTCGATTCTTGATGCCTGCCTTTCCATTGACGAGTACTCGCGCGTGGCCTGCGAGGTCATGGCGACCAAAGACCGAATCATCGTCGCTGGTGAGATCACCAGCCGCACCAAGGTCAACATACGCCAAATTGTACGGACCGCCCTTGCCGAGCGTGGCTACAATCCCAAGGAATTCACCATCAGCGTGTTCTTGCACAATCAGAGCGGCGATATCGCCAGTGGTGTCGATACCGCCCTTGAAGTCAGGGATGCCGAGGGAAAGGTGGATGAACTGGGAGCCGGGGATCAAGGCACGGTGTATGGCTATGCCACCGACGAGACATCCACATTCCTCCCGCTGCCGCTCGAGCTTTCCCATCGCATCTGCATCGGTTTGGACCGGTGCCGTAAGGATGGAACCATCGGTGGCATCCGCAGCGACGGCAAAGCGCAGGTCTCCATCGAGTATGAGGATGGTAACCCTACACGCGTGGCTGCGATCATCGTCTCGGTACAACATGAGCCGGACAAGAATGTGCAATGGCTCAAAGGTGAGATTCTCAGGAAGGTGCTCTACCCTGCTTTCGAGGATTTCCCGTTTGATACACACACCCGCATCCTCATCAATCCGTCCGGCCGTTTCGTCGAGGGAGGACCTGCTGCCGATACCGGCCTCACAGGCCGCAAGATCATGGTCGATACCTACGGAGGCTTGGCCCTGCACGGCGGGGGAGCCTTCAGTGGCAAGGATCCGACCAAGGTAGACCGAAGCGGAGCCTACATAGCACGCATGGTGGCCAAGCACATTGTGGCTGCCGAGTTGGCCAGTAGATGTGAAGTCGCCATCTCCTATGCCATCGGCAAAGCCGAACCGGTTGCACTAAATGTACACACCTTCGCTACCGGCAAGGTGGATGATGAGCAGCTTGCCGAAGCTGTTCGCACCGTGTTCAGCCTCAAGCCAAGCGATATCATCGAGCAGTTGGGACTTCGTAGCCCAATCTACAACCTTACCTCCTGCTACGGCCATTTCGGCAACGCGCTCTTCGCATGGGAGCAGGTGAGCGAGCGATATATCGAAGCGCTCAGGAACGAACTGGAACAGCACGACTGAAAGGAAACACACCATGAGAATCCAGAAGATGAGACTGTCGGATCTGAATCCGGCAACATACAACCCACGCAAAGCGCTCAAACAAGGCGATGCCGAGTACGAGAAGCTCAAGAGATCGCTCGAGCAGTTTGGGTATGTCGAACTCATTGTGGTCAACACGACCAACGACAATACTGTCATATCCGGCCACCAACGGCTGAATGTCCTGATGGACATGGGAGTAGCCGAGGAGGACTGCATCCTGGTCGAGTTGGATACCGACAAGGAGAAAGCCCTCAATATCGCCATGAACAAGATCAATGGCGAATGGGACAAGGACAAGCTGGCCTTGCTCATCACCGAGCTGCAGGGGCAAGACTTCGACGTATCGCTTACCGGTTTCGATCCGGCTGAGATCGATGATCTGTTCAAGGATTCGCTTGCCGAGGGCGTACACGACGATGATTTTGATGTGAATGCTGAGCTCGAGAAACCTGCGATCACCAAGAGTGGGGACCTGTGGAAGCTCGGGCGACATCGCCTGGTATGCGGAGACAGCACCAAGAGCGAAACCTTTGAGCTGCTCATGGCGGGTTCGAAGGCGAACTTGGTGGTCACCGACCCACCGTATAACGTCAACTACGAGGGCCAAGCAGGCAAGATCAAGAACGACCATATGGGCAATGATGCCTTTTTGCAGTTCCTGCTCGATGCCTTTACCAACACTGCCTCTCATATGGCAGACGATGCCTCCATCTACGTCTTCCATGCCGATACCGAAGGGTTGAACTTCAGAAAGGCCTTCAGTGAGGCGGGCTTCTACCTGTCGGGAACGTGCATCTGGAAGAAACAGTCACTGGTGCTCGGTCGGTCGCCGTATCAGTGGCAACACGAACCGGTGCTCTTCGGATGGAAGAAAAAGGGCAAGCACCAGTGGTACACTGGACGCAAGGAATCGACCATCTGGGAATTCGACAAGCCCAAGAAGAACACTGATCATCCCACGATGAAGCCGGTAGCCCTGATCGCGTATCCGATCATGAACTCCTCGATGAGCAACACGCTGGTGCTCGACCCGTTCGGCGGGAGCGGCAGCACCCTGGTCGCCTGCGAACAGACCGAGCGGTCATGCTGCACCATCGAGCTGGATGAGAAGTACTGCGATGTGATCATCAAACGCTACATCGAACTCACCGGCTCCTCGGCAGGGGTGACTGTACAGCGCGATGGATTGGATTACAGCTACGAGGAAGTCGCCTCCGAGGAGGCAACCGATGGATGAGATCACTCTGATCGCCACGATTTCGGTATGCCTGTTCGGCTCGGGAGGCATCGTATTGTGGCTGCTCAACCGCATGGCAAAACGAAGCGACGACCGCCTGGGATATGCGAAGGACCTCAAGGAAATCAAGACCACCATCACCAGGATCCAGATGGGTCTGGTCATGGCCTTGGAGAACGACAAGGTCATCTTCAAGTCGCTGAGGACCCATGAGATCAACGGGGAAAGCGAGGAGCAGGAGAAGAAGATGGATGAGTACTTTCTGTCGCTGCTCGGCACCAAGGGAGGCGAACGATGACCCTCAGTATAATATTGCTTACCTTCGCTGCATTCCTGGGACTGGTGATGGAACTGTATAAAAAGACCCTTCGCCGTGACAGGGCAAGCGAGAACGAGATCAAACTGGTCGCCCTCGCCTTTTCTCTCGTCTTAGCGTATGTGACCTACCGGGTCGCACCGGCATCCACTCCGGCAGGAGAGCTCAACAGCACTCCCTACCTGGTGGTCCTGTACACCATAGCGATCTACTTGCTGCAGCTTCCTGCGTGCATGGCGTTTTGGAAACCGTTGGTAAAACGGTTTATACGGGGGAAAGCCGATGCATGACATCTTTCAGCTGCTGATCCTCATCATCTTGGGGTTGTTGGGCATCACACGATTGCAGGCATCCAAGACCAAGGATCTGAAAAAGGATATCCAACGAGAGCGGGAAACGGTAAAGAAACGAGCACAGCAATTGGAGAAGATCAATGAAGTACAGCAGAAGATCACCACCATCACCCAGGAAAAACCTCCTGAGAAGATCGAACCTCCCCAGCGCGGTGATACTGCTGGCCGTCTTGATCGTCTCAACCGGCTGCACGAGCGTGCCAACACTCGAAACGACTGAACCGTATCGACAGATCCTGGTCTCGATGGCACCCGAAGCCCCAACGCTTCCAGATTTTCCGGTACTGAGCTGGTCATATACCGACGGCCTCTACGGTATCAGCGAGGCGGATGTCGACAAGCTTCTGGACTATGGGGAGAATGCGCTACCGCTGTTTACCCACCGCTACGATCAATACCTTCGCCAGATGCGACTCCTTCTCGATGCGTTGGCAAAGCCCTAGGACAAAGGACTTGCTATTCATGCAAAACTGAGCAATCAATGCACACTGACACGGAGGATATCTATGGATGAAATGAATCGAAAACGGGTCGAAGTACTCAAAAAACAATATCCCCCAGGGTGCACCGTCGAGCTGGTGAGCATGGATGACGAGCAGGCCCCACCGGCGGGGACCAAGGGTAAAGTAATCCACGTGGATGACATCGGAAGCATCCACATTGCGTGGGAAACCGGCTCGACTTTGGCCGTGGTGCCGGGGGTCGATATGGTGAGAAAGCTGGACGAAGAAATACCTACAAAATAGTGTATCTTATTTTCATATATACACTTGCTATATATCCATCTTTGAGTGATTACTACAGTACGAAGAAACACACACCAAAGAGAGGTAGAGAGCATGGAAAAGACAACACGGTTCGGAATTGAGATAGAGATGACAGGCATCACCCGCAAGGATGCAGCCATGGCGGCCCAGACGGTCCTCGGTGGTGAGCTGCGTTACGGCGGCTCCTACTACGACACCTACGAACTGCAGACCTTCGATGGCCGCACCTGGAAGTTCACCTACGACGGATCCATCCGATGCGAAACCAAGCGGGGCAGGATCAAAGAGAGCGCATCGCGCCTCTACAGCGTCGAGCTGGTCAGCCCGATCCTCACCTACGAAGCCGATATCGAGAATTTGCAGGAGGTCATCAGGGCACTGCGCAAGGCCGGAGCGTTCACCAACAACTCGTGTGGCATCCACATCCACCTCGACGGAGAGGCACACACACCGCGCTCGATCAGAAACTTCGTGAACATCATCTACGCCCGAAACGACCTGTTCTACAAAGCCCTCGGCATCGAAGCCACCCGGGCACGGTATTGCAAGAAGATGGACGAGCACTTGGTGACGACCATGAACCGCGCCAAGCCGACCACCTTCGCAGAGATCGAGAGCATCTGGTACGCAGGATACCAAGGCAGCCGCGAAGCCCATTACCATCAGAGCAGGTATCATTTTTGCAACCTTCATGCGTTTTTCCATGGACACCATACCGTAGAGCTGCGCGGCTTCAACAGCACCCTTCATGCCGGAGAGGTCAGAAGCTACATCGTCCTTGCCCTCGCGCTGAACACCCAAGCGCTGAAGCAGAGCTCGGCGAGCACCAAGAAGCCCCAAGCCGAGAACGAAAAATTTGCGATGCGCACCTACCTCAACCGCATCGGCCTCATCGGTGACGAGTTCAAAGCCTGTCGCGAGCATCTGTGCAAGCGACTGTCGGGATGTTCCGCGTGGCGGAGGCGGGTTGCAGCCTGAAGGGGCGCATGCTTGAGACCTTGAGGGCGGGACGACCGCCCTTTAGGTGGTAGAAGACCAAGTGAAGGAGCAAAGCAACGATGAAGAAAGTCTACCTAGCCTATGGAAGCAATTTGAACCTCGAACAGATGGGATACCGCTGCCCCGATGCCGCGGTAATCGGAAGCACGGTACTACACGATTACCAGCTGGTGTTTCGAGGAGGTCGTCATACTGGCGTGGCCACCATTGAGATGAAACGCGGTGCAAGTGTTCCGGTGCTGCTCTGGCAGATCACCGAGAGGTGCGAGAAAGCCTTGGACCGCTACGAGGGGCATCCACACCTGTATCGCAAGAAGCGCCTGATGGTGAACATCGATGGGGATGAGGTGGTAGCGATGGCCTACGTCATGAACGAGGGGCCTCCACTGGCGATGCCGGATGCGTACTACTATGCGACGATCCTACACGGTTATCGCGACTGTGGCTTCGATGAAGCGATCCTCAAGCAGGCGGTGATGCATACAATGGAAAGCGCTCAATAACTGAACGTCCCTGATCGCTACAGACTTCACTAGCGAAGACCCTCCGGGGTCTTCTTTTCGTATACACAGGAATGCCATGAAACAATTGAAAAAATATCAGACTACCCCATTCATGGCCAAGGATTCGACCTACGACAAGACCCTGGCCGACCATGCGGTGGCCTTCATCCAGAGCCTACGCCATACCAAGGGAGTGTGGGCGGGAAAGCCCTTCTTACTGCTACCCTGGCAGGAGCAGATCATCCGCGACCTGTTCGGTATCGTCAAAGCTGACGGATATCGACAGTTCAACACCGCTTATATCGAGATTCCCAAGAAGAACGGCAAGAGCGAGCTCGCCGCCGCGGTGGCACTGCTGCTCACCTGTTGCGACTTCGAGGAACGGGCGGAGGTCTATGGGTGCGCAGCCGACCGCCAGCAAGCTTCGATCGTATTCGAAGTGGCGGCGGACATGGTGCGCATGTGTCCCTCGCTGAACCGGCGGGTGAAGATCCTCGCCGCTACCAAGCGCATCGTGTACCTGCCGACCAACAGTTTTTATCAGGTGCTGAGCGCCGAAGCCTACTCCAAGCACGGATTCAACATCCACGGGGTGGTCTTTGATGAACTGCACACCCAACCGAATAGAAAGCTCTTTGATGTGATGACCAAGGGCTCTGGTGATGCACGTGCCCAACCGCTATTCTTCCTGATCACCACCGCAGGAACCGACCAGCATTCGATCTGCTACGAGCAACATCAGAAGGCCAAGGATATCCTCGAGGGAAGAAAGCACGACAAGACCTTCTACCCGGTCATCTATGGAGCTGATGAAAACGACGACTGGACCGATCCGAAAACCTGGAAGAAGGCCAATCCGTCGCTGGGACATACCATCGCCTTGGAGAAAGTGAAGGCAGCATGTGAAAGTGCACGCCAGAATCCCGCCGAGGAGAACAGCTTCCGCCAACTTCGACTCAACCAATGGGTCAAGCAAGCCATCCGCTGGATGCCGATGGAGAAATGGGACCTCTGCGATTTTCCAGTGGATGAGGTGGCATTGGAAGGAAGGGTATGTTATGGAGGACTCGATCTTTCCTCCACCACCGATATCACCGCCTTCACCCTGATATTCCCTCCTCGGGATGAAGAGGACAAGTTCTGTGTGCTGCCCTACTTCTGGCTTCCCGAGGAGACCCTCGATCTCCGCGTACGGCGTGATCATGTACCCTACGACGTGTGGGAGCGCGAAGGGTACATCCAGACCACCGAAGGCAATGTGGTCCACTATGGCTTCATCGAAGCCTTCATCGAGGATCTGGGCAAGAAGTACAACATCCGCGAGATCGCCTTCGACCGCTGGGGAGCGGTGCAGATGGTGCAGAACCTCGAGGGCCTGGGCTTCACGGTGGTTCCCTTCGGCCAAGGTTTCAAGGACATGAGCCCGCCGACCAAGGAACTGATGAAACTGGTGCTCGAACGCACTTTCGCCCATGCGGGACACCCGGTGCTGAGGTGGATGGTGGACAACATCTTTATCCGCACCGACCCGGCTGGGAACATCAAGCCCGACAAACAGAAGTCCACCGAGAAGATCGACGGGGCGGTGGCTGCGATCATGGCACTGGATCGGGCGATCAGGTGTGGCAACGAAGTGCGCGAATCGGTGTACGAGAACCGGGGAATCCTCTTCATCTAGGAATCAGGAGATACATATATGGGACTCATATCCAAGCTTGTCACCAGGACTCGTGACAAGCCGCAAAACAGGACCAGCGGGTCCTCATACAGTTTTCTCTTCGGAGGATCGACATCCGGCAAGGCGGTGAACGAACGATCGTCGATGCAGATGACCGCAGTCTATGCATGCGTGCGAATCCTCGCCGAGGCGATCGCAGGGCTGCCTCTTCACCTCTACCGCCACGACGACGACTCGAGCAAGCACAAGGCCAAGGAGCATCCACTGTACGCGCTGCTGCACAGCGAGCCCAATGCGGAGATGACCAGCTTCGTGTTCCGCGAGACGCTGATGACCCACCTGCTGCTCTGGGGTAACGCTTATGCGCAGATCATTCGAAACGGCAAGGGCCAGGTGGCCGCGCTGTACCCGCTGATGCCCAACCGTATGCAAGTCGACCGCGACAAGCATGGCAAGCTCTACTACCAATACACCACCAGCGCCGAGGACGCTCCCACCATGCAGGGTACCTCGGTGGTTCTGGACGCATCCGAGGTACTGCACATCCCGGGACTCGGTTTCGACGGGTTGGTGGGTTACTCGCCCATCGCAATGGCCAAGAACGCCATCGGCATGGCGATCGCCTGTGAGGAGTACGGGGCCAAGTTCTTCGCCAACGGGGCTGCCCCAAGCGGGGTGTTGGAGCATCCGGGAACGGTGAAGGACCCCACACGACTGCGCGATACATGGCAGGGCCAGTTCGGCGGCTCGTCCAATTCGCACAAGGTTGCGGTGCTCGAGGAGGGAATGAAATACACACCCATCTCGATCTCACCTGAGCAGGCTCAGTTCCTGCAGACACGCAAGTTCCAGATCAACGAGATCGCGCGCATCTTCCGCGTCCCTCCGCACATGGTGGGGGACCTGGAGAAGTCCTCGTTCAGCAACATCGAGCAGCAGTCACTGGAGTTCGTCAAATACACCCTCGACCCGTGGGTGATCCGCTGGGAGCAATCTCTCTCGCGTGCACTGTTGGACTCGAATGAGAAGCAGACGCATTTCTTTCGTTTCAACGTCGAAGGGCTGCTGCGCGGCGATTATCAGAGCCGCATGACAGGCTACGCGACCGCACGCCAGAACGGATGGATGAGTGCCAACGATATCCGAACTCTGGAGGACATGGATCAGATAGCCGACGAGGACGGAGGAAACCTCTATCTCATCAACGGAAACATGCTCCCCCTCTCTCGGGCAGGGGCATTCGCAGACAAGGTTACGGACACATCCCAGGAGGAGAGTAATGAAGAACAGGAAGTTCTGGCAATGGAAAAACCAGGGCCAAGAAGAAGGCAAAGCGAGAATTCTTGAGCTTTCAGGCACGATCGCTGAGGAGAGCTGGTTCGATGATGACATCACCCCTGAGCAGTTCAAGGATGAGCTGTTCGCCGACAGCGGAGAGGTGACGGTGTGGATCAACTCACCCGGAGGGGACTGCATCGCAGCGAGTCGCATCTACGCGATGCTCATGGATTATCCGGGAGCCATCACCGTGAAGATCGACGGGATCGCAGCGAGCGCTGCCTCGGTCATCGCGATGGCGGGTACGAAGGTACTGATGGCACCCACCGCCCTGATGATGATCCACAACCCCATGACGCTCGCCTATGGCAACCACCAGGACATGCAGAAGGCCATCGGCATGCTGGACGAGGTGAAGGAAAGCATCGTCAACGCCTATGAGATCAAGACGACCCTCACCCGGGCGAAGATCAGCCACCTGATGGACAACGAGACGTGGATGAATGCCAAGAAGGCCATCGAGTTGGGCTTCGCCGATGCGATCCTCGAGGATGCGAAGAAAGCGTCCAATGAGGCATCGTATGCGTTCTCGATGCGCACCTCTCAGCTCTCACTGATGAACAAGATCACCGAAACCTATGCAATCACAGAAGACCAGGAGCCACCTGAGGAAGGCAGAGCCGCCCTTGGCGAGCTCGAGAAACGACTGAATCTCATCAAACCCCAATAGGAGAAGACACAATGGGAAAGATCAACGACATGCGTGCACAGCGCGCGAAGACCTGGGAACAGGCGAAAGCATTCCTCGACTCCAGGCGCAACGACAAGGGCATCCTGGGCGCAGAGGATACCACCACCTACGAACGAATGGAAGCCGAGATCGTGGATTTGGGCCACGAGATCGAGCGGCAGGAGCGCATCGAGGCGTTCGAGCGTGAGCTGAACGCACATGTGGGTTCCCCCATCACCAGTCGTCCCGAAAGTGCACCCAAGGGTGAACAAAAAGGAGGACGCGCTTCGGACGAGTACAAGAAGGCATTCTGGAACCTCCTGAGGCGCCGAGAGAACACCCCTGATTTGCGCAACGCATTGCAGGTGGGAACCGACACCGAAGGCGGCTACCTCGTACCGGATGAGTTCGAGCACACCCTGATCCAAGCGTTGGAGGAGGAGAACCTCTTCCGCTCGATCGCCAAAATCATCCAGACCGCAAGCGGCGATCGCAAGATTCCCATTTCCGCATCCAAGGGTGAGGCGGCATGGATCGATGAGGAAGGAACGTATCCTGAGAGCGATGACAGCTTCGGGCAGGTGACCATCAGCGCCTACAAGCTGGGCACGATCATCAAGGTTTCCGAAGAGCTCATCAATGACAGTGTGTTCGACATTGAGTCCTACATCGCCACCGAGTTCGCCCGTCGCATCGGAGCCAAGGAAGAGGCGGCATTCTTTAGTGGGGACGGATCGGGCAAGCCCCTGGGTATCCTCGCGGCCACCGGAGGTGCACAGATCGGCGTCAACGCGGCCTCTGCAACTACCCTGAGTGCTGATGAGGTCATCGACCTGTACTATGCACTGCGATCTCCGTATCGCAAGAACGCGGTGTGGGTGACCAACGATGCCACCGTCAAGGCACTGAGAAAGCTCAAGGACGGCAACGGGCAGTACATCTGGCAGCCCTCGCTGACTGCAGGCACTCCCGATACCATCCTGTCCCGTCCGGTGAAGACCTCGGCCTACATGCCCGAGATCGCTGGCGGGGCGAAGACGCTGGCCTTCGGGGACTTCTCGTACTACTGGATCGCCGACCGCCAGGGACGCACCTTCAAGCGCCTGGGCGAACTGTTCGCTCCGACCGGGCAGGTGGGGTTCCTCGGGTCCCAGCGTGTGGATGGGCGATTGATCCTCGGAGAGGCCGTCAAGGTCCTGCAGCAGAAGGCCTAAGGGAGGTAATTGATGGGATACAACACGAAAAACTACCGCGAGCAAGGCGGTGAGAAAACGGTCATCGGCGGCGAGGTCATCCTCGCTGCGAACGCGAAGGTAACCATCGACCCTGCGGCACTCATCGAGGGGCTGCCCGATGGAAACTTCACTCCCACTGCCAGCCAAGGCGATAGCACTGCGACCACCATCGAAGAGCTCGTGGTGGATTTCAATGCGCTCTTGGCAAAGCTCAGGAGTGCAGGCCTGATGGTCAGCTGATCGTAAGCGAAGCATAAGAGATTTTATGGGGGCATCCCGGTGAGAGCCGGGGTGTCCATCATTTCGATGAAGGAGGAAGCGCATGATCGCAAGCATCGCCATGTTCAACACTTACAGCGGCAACTATGAGGACTCTCCCGAGGCTGTGCAGCTCAAGGGTGCCTTCCTCTGTACTGCCGAGGATATCGTGGCCTCGTATTTGGGCTTCGATCCCAAGCAGCAGGAGTATGTCGATATCGTGTGCTCGGGGACCGGTTCCAGGCGTCTGTACCTACGCGCGCGCAACATCACCTCAGTCGGAGAGCTCACCGTGGGAACAACCGTGGTGGATACCGCTTTGGTAAAAGCCAACGACGATTACATCAGCTACATCGACCATGCCACCAAGTTCCCCACCGGTGAGCACAATATCATCGTGAGCTACACAGCGGGATGGGAAGTCGAACAGATGCCTTCGGTGATCGTGGTCTCGATCCTGCGCATCGCGACGCTCATGCTCAGCGAGACCGGCGGGAACATCGGCTTGACGGGCAAGAGTTTTGCCGACAACAGCCGCACGTTCGTCAACTACAGCAACTACCGCAAGTACCTCCAGCCGCTGGACAGCTTGCGCATCCTGGGGTTCTGACATGTTTGAAAAACGAAAAAAGTACAGCACCGAAAGCGTTTCGGTCGAGCCCGAGCTCTCCGAGGCCCTCGCCTACCTCGAATCCCTCGGAGCAAATCGGCATAAGGTAATGCGGCGCATCCTGGGAGGTATTGGCACGGCTGCCAGGAGCCAGGTACGCAAGGCCTACAAGTCCCAAGGGCTCTCCAAAGGCACCGGGGCGCTGTACAAGAGCATCAGCCGCCGCGTGATCCGTAGCGGCAAGGCCGTCATCGTCGAGGCCAAAGCTTCGTCACAAGAGACCAAGGTTTTCTACGGTTACGCCCTGGCCAAGGGAGCCCGCATCACCGCCAAGGAGGGAGGGTATCTGACCTTCCAGAAGGACGGCAAGTGGGTGCGCGTGCACTCGGTGAAGCTGCCCGAGCGGGATTTCGTGGCCGCACCGGTGAAGAAATACCTGAGCACTACGGCCTTCAAGACGAAACTGGACCAGTTGGTGCAGAAGGAGGTGGCGCGCATCGAGAAGGAGAACACACGATGAAAACCGAGATGCAAGTACTCGAAAGGCTGAAGGCGGTGATCGCAACCTCGCTGGTTGCACTGATGGAACCTGAGCCGGAAATCGCTGTGAAGCAGTTCGACGAAACGAACGTGGAGATCGATTTTCCCGATGTGGACAGCATGCGACGCCCCACGATGCTCTACATCCAACCCGATTATGAGAACCTCGAGCCGCTGGGGATGCACAGCGACCTGGCTACCATGCGAGCAACCGTGTTCATCCTGTGCAAGAGCGCTCCCAACGCGATTCTGGTCAAACGTGTATTCGCGCTCTACAGCGCCCTGTACCTGTTGGTGCGTGGTGATCCCACGTTGGGAGGATTCACCGAGGACGCGCGTATCACCGACATGGACTACTACCCAGCCGTCACGGCAAGCTCAACGGTCACGGCCATCGAGGCAAGCATTGATTTGCAGTGGTCCAAGGAATTCTGAATACAAGAGAGGTAACGTATATGGCATTTTACACAGGAACGGGATCACGGCTGCAAATTGGCAAGGAGTCCTCCTTCGCCCAAGCTGCCAGTCCCACCACACTGGTCGATTTGACCAGCGAGAGCATCAAGGTGGCGGTCGAAAAAGGCGACGAGGGCTCGCTGTTGGGAAGCAAGACCGCAACGAACCGGGACCTCTTGGCAGTGACGGTGGAGGGCTCGGTGAGCTTCATCCTACGACCCGAATCGGCCGGCATCATCCTGCACGCCGCTCTGGGGGGAGATGACACCTGCTCGCAGGTGGGAGACTCGGATTCGTACACCCACACCATGTGCCTCTGCGATGTGAACGAGGCGCTTCCCAGCCTCACGATCGCCGTTGACCGCAAGGCGGCAATCAAGCGGTATGTGGGATGCACCATCAGCGCCCTCAGCCTGGATTGCGCGGCCGGCGATTATGTGAAGGGGAGCATCGATCTCAAGGGAACCACCGAAGAGAGCGGAACCATTGACGAGACATTGAAGAGCTTCAGCATTCCCTCGTACCGATGCACGAACGCTACCTTCACAGTCAACGGAAGCACGTACGACATCACCAGCGCGTCGCTGAAGATCGACAACGCCCTCGAAAGCT